CCAAGTACCAGGTCCTTGATTAAATCATAATCTACACCAAAATCAGCACCAATGCCCTCACGTACAACTGCCGGACGACTGTCAATAATATCAAATGCTTCTTCTATTGTTGATCCACCTTGGTAACGAATAATATCAATGTTTTGGGCAATGGTAACAATTACTTCTCTGGCACGAGCGATCTCTTTGGCTGTGGCATCAATTTTACTTTCACCAGTTTTTTGTTTTGTAGCCAGTACTCTAGTTTTACCACGCTGTGCAGATTCTTGTTTAGCGGCGCGAAATACTTCAGCGTTGCCTTGTGCTAGTGCTCGTATTTCTTCTGTACTCAATTCGTTTAAGTGTGCTACTTTTCCAATTATGCGATCGATACTGTTACGAGCTAGTGCTTCTTCTAAATAACTGTCAATTTCGATCTTGTCTGCACCGTTAACACCACAACGGAAGATGTCTACAGTACGTAATACATCACGCAAGGCATCTTTAAGGTCCTTGATACCTTTGTTGGATTTGTAGTTCTGTGCGGTCTCAATAATCATTGCATCAAACTTGTCATCTCGATTGGGATCAAAACTTAAACTGATTATCCGACCGATCTTGCCTAATCGATGCGGAGTTAATGCACGACTCATCTTTTGGATAGTGGCACCATTATCTCCAGTGTCGTAAGCAAGATACAATTCTGTAATCTCAGGAATACTAAAACTGCGTTGAGCCATACCTGCACTTAGTAATAGTACAGATTTTCCATCTTTAAATGCCTTTTCAATTACTTCTTTGCATTTTTGCTCAGCGGTAGCATTGGTCATTTCTTCGCCATATACTGCCTGTACTACAAATCCAGGTAGTGCCTCTTGTGCAATGTGTTCGGCAATACCTACATTATCGTTGGTAGCAGAGCCCGACAAAAACATCATCGTAACCTTGGGTCCTTCTTTTTTAGGATTACGGCCGGTTTGATAGTCTACATTTAATTCATCCGCTCCGTGTTGACCTAAAAATACAGCCTGCAACATACGGGTAAAAAATCCTTTGGCCTTGACTGGGTTGGCTGCAAATTTTGACCAACTTGGAAGAAAAATGCCATCTTCAACGAAAGCGTCTGGGTCACTAGTTCGAGCTAGTTCAACCACACTAGACAAGTTCATCTGATAAAACTCAACATCCACTACCAAACTATGTCTAGTTTTGTCTACTTTAAAATGCTCTAATTTTTTTGTAATATCGAAGTTCATAGTAATATTATATCAGATTAAGAATTTTGGGTCAACCGTTTTTCGATGAGTAATTCTGGATAAGTGACACTAAGATAGTGATCGACGTTCCAGGTGCCAGCGGCTTTGTCGCCGTTTGTACCGGTCATCAATACTACCACATCATCGTTACCACGTGCATCAATCAATGGTTGGCTTTGATTTGATCTATGTACTCCAAAATCTGCTTCGTCTACCAGCACCAAACGAACACAATCACGGCTAAACAAATAGTCGATTTTTTGTTGACGACGTGTCCCTGAGCACATAGATAGTAATGCTACAACCTGTTTACCTTGTGCAAGACCTGCATCAATTACTTCCTGATAATCATCATTTGCTGTATCGATCAATATTAAGTCTTTAAACTGTTCAAAACTGGTTAACTCTTTTTCAAAACTTGCAAACGAGGTCAATACATAACTTGCCACAATAGTAAGACTAGCGTTGGTTTCACGGACCATAACACCAGACCAAATTGTCTTACCAAACCTGGCACATAACTCTGCAACAACAGTTCTGGACCCGCTGGCAATAGCACTCAACACATTCATTGCCGCATCCGCTTGATTTTGGCTTAATCGTGCAGGTTCTAACGGCTGTCCTACCTTGGCCAAAATCTTGTTTACTTTAGTCTTGATTTCTGTTGCAGATAGTTCATGTACCTCACCTGTACTGCCCTTACGAAATCCGATACTGGGGCGAATGTGATCATCCACTTTGCCATGTATATAATAGCGACCGACTTTTTTTGCATATTCGCTTACGTCCCAAATACATTCTAGTTGTATAGTGCCATCACGTATTAAATCTTTGCGTACACCAATTGAACTCTTGATACGTTTCCAAACTTCTTTTTCGGGATCTTGTCCGGCGAATACCCAACGCTCGCCAAATTTTGCTTCGTTAGGTTTATCTTTTTCGTACCACAAATAGCAAAACATACGGTCCATATCATTCTCCAAAATCGGCTGAATCGATCTGCTCTTGCCAAAATCGACGAGCCTCGTGTTCGTTGTCAAAGTTTTCCAACACGTTCATGCCACCCAGTGGATGAGGAAACCATACCAACCAAGTTCCGTCATCGTCCTGCGTACAGTGTAATTGTACAGGATTTTCCATTAGTTTGCATCCTGGAAATAAACCGTAAACGCACGAGCATCTGCTTTATGCGTATCTCTTTGCTGAGCATGAGGACCACGATAACGTATTCTGGCACGATAGCCCAACTGCTTCAATCCTGTTTTAACCGTGGTATAATACTGTATAGGCACCATACGCAAGTCAGGATTCGATCTTACCACCTCAAACAATTCTACAAACCCAGCAACAAAACTTTGGGTTACTAGGTCCCGTTTAGGGACCTTGGTATTTTCTGGATGGTATGTATACATTAGTTAGCCTCGTATACAGCCTTCAACTGCTTCATAAACTCAGCACGTAACTTGCCTGCATCTTTTGGGCTAATCGGGTTTGGCTCGTATCTAACTACACGATCGGTACCAGGAATCTTTTTATAAACAGCACCTGCTTTATCGGTAGTTTTTTTACTAACTTTAACACGAGCACCAGTCAACTTGACCCGGGCAGTTGATGGAACTGTAATTTTCACAGTGTTTTCGTCTTTGATCAGACTCTTTAACAATGTTTCTGCTTCGGCAGTATTGAAGTCTGGATAACTAGCCTCTAAGTTAGTGAGCACAAACTTAGCTGCTTCGTTTTTAGTCATGTCGTTGGGTAATTGCAAAATAACCACATCTGTATCACCTAACTTACGAAGCTGATCGATACGTTTTGTGTCGTTAGCAGTTCTAAATTTTAAAATACCGTTTAAACGGCTAAAACCTGCAAATTGTACTGTACTCATATCTACTCCTTATTAATTACTATACTAATATTATAGCAAAATGGCTATTCTGGGTCAACCAAAATCCACACAATTACGGTGTTTTTCTTGACGCTTATATCGTGTTTTTAACTCCACTGTACGGGACTTAAAAGGGCTGTTGCTCAAAAACAACACAATATGAGCACGAGTTTTTTGTGTTTTTTGCTTATTCTTCATAATATAGTAATTATACCATTTTGTGAATTACGAGTCGACCAAAAGAAAAAGCCCCAAAACGGGGCTTTTTTCAGTGTTGTTTTTGTGCAACGGATTACATTTCAACGTAATCTTCTTTACCACAACCACATTCTGGGCACTCAAATGTGTCTGCTAATTCGTCCCATTTTCCTTCTACTGCTTCGTCGTGTATATGACCGCAAATTACGCATACGTGTTCCATTATAGTGCCTCCAATTTAGATTGATATGCTTCGGCATGACGTTTTTCAACTCGAGCCAATGCTGAGAAACGCTTTTCTGCTTTGGCAAGAATTTCAGCAAATTGTTCTGCGTGTTCCTGGCTTTCGGCAATCTGCTCATCTGCTTCTGCCACTGCTGAACTGTTGCCTTCTGCTTCAGCAGCCGCTTTGAATTCAGGATACATTGTGGTAAACTCGTAAGTTTCGCCTTCGATGGCTTTTTCCAAGCATTCTTTAACAGAAGGTTTACCTACTAGTAATTCCAAATGACCCCAGGCGTGTAGTAGTTCTTGATCGGCTGTGTGTTCAAAGTGTAGAGCAATTTCTTCAAATCCTTGCTCTCTTGCCATTTTGGCAAAGTAACGATATTTGGTGTGAGCTTGTGACTCACCCGCAAATGCCGCTTCTAGGTTTTTAATTGTGATAGACATATTTTCTCCTTGTTGAATTGATTATATCAGTATTTATACTGAGATGTCAAGTGGTTTTCTTACCAATATATTCGTGACTGTAACAGAGTCGCCCAGCATCTCTAGCAGTGGTAGTACCACCATAGCCGGGCATTTTTCTGGCTGTGCCGTCTTTGTTTAGATAACTACCCAGGCGACTTTTTAGATTGGTTGACGTGGCTCTCCAGAGCGGACTGCGTTCTCGATGCTCACCAAAGCTGGGATGAGCTGTTTTACTAAAGTAACGCAGGCCACGACTCACATATAACTCAGCAATGGCATCTGAAAACGCTGTACCTATGCCCATACCTTGAAACTCTGGAAGTATCACAGTTCTATGTCCTCGCCAGTAGCTGTGAATATCTCTATTAGTTGAGTGTATGGCGGCATGGAATCCAATGGGTTTGTCGCCTAACAATAAAACATAATAGTGAGCTGATTTACTTATAGCAGTATCTAGATAGTGATACTTACTGAAATATCGCCAATAGTGGACACTTGTGCTTTGGATGGTGAGTGTAAGTTTTGGTCTTCGCCCCAGTCCCAGAAGTGACCTCCGGTTTTCTAAGACACAGAGGTCTGTGTCATAAACGCTATCAGGATCAAGCCACTCAATAATATCACGGTGGCAACTAGCGATATACAATGGTTCTTTAGTTTCTTGTCTGTCATAATATTTCCTTATGCTGAGTGCTAAACTTTTGGCTGTGTCACGATCTACTACTGATGTAAATTCATCAATAGTATTAATACCTCGATCTAAACACATGGCCATTTCAAATCTGTGATATTCGCCATTGCTGAGTGTAGCTGGCGATCGAAACCAAGCTGGGATGGTTCTAAGGCCACAGGCCAATAATAATTCTTCACCACGCTCGGGCGAAGAAAAATTGTTAATTACACTCATATCGTTATTGATGTAGTCAAGAATGCTCTTGTTGGTGCGAGTCAGCGTGTTTAGTATTGTGCTCTTGCCTGACCCACTTGTGCCTACAATTAACACAATGCCTTCGGTAGGTAATTCGGGTATTGTAATCTTAGGTTCTTGATAATCTCGGATGTCGTACTTGGCTCGGAGTTCTTCTAAGTAACTCATTCTGTTACCTCAAACAGTTCTGGAGGTAAATGTGTAGCATTAGCATATCTGGTTAAATGGTGTCCGTTGTCAGTGGTTACACGTTGATGACACACTCGGCACAGTACTTCAAGATTTGCTGGATTGTTATTATGACGGTCGCCGTCGATGTGATTTACATCTAACTGTCCAGGTTTTGTAATGTGTGACGTACATTTAAATCCGTGATGTGCATCTGTGTTGGAACAGCCTTGGTTAATTTTCCAGTTGTCTATTGCTGTCTTTCCTTTGCCGCGATGATACTCGCAAAACATTTTCCATTTGTATCCAGGAGCCTGTTGCCCTGTTCTATCGTATTTTTTGTGATAGCTAACTCGTTCAATACAATCGGGTAATGCACACTTTGGTGCCCATAAATTTGTCATATTAATTCCAATCAGTTAAAGTAATAATAGTTTATAAGTTTAAACGAAATAGTATTTTTAATCGACCTTATTGGCTGTTTTCGAGATTATTAAGGTATGTGGCTAAATCGCCGGCGTGTAACTGTAGCATCACAGCATCGGTTTCACTGTGTACTTCAATTTGGGTTAATTTGGTAATGTAATATGGAGAGGTTAACAGTCGTTCAAGTTGTAGATATTGACGACCTACAATTTTTTTCTGTATTTCTACTGCATGGAATTTTAATTCAGTGTGTTTTTTGACCCACCGATATCCTACTGTGGTTAATCTAAGACTGTGGCTGTTAACAGGATTGTACCACCATTGATATTCTACACCAGGCCAATCTGCTCCGGGCTCAACATAGTCAATAAACTGCTGAGTCCACTGAGATTGTAAATCACTGTTGGTAGACTGTTTCACCTTGTTTTAAGAGTACAACAGAAAATTTATCTGTCTTAAAAAGGGTATTGAGTTTCTTGGCCAAGTTGATAGCATGACCAGAATTACTAAAGCTGACCTTTTTATATTTTGGTCCAGGATAGGCAATTAAGGTATTTGACGTTTTAAGATTTATAGGTTGGTTGTCGTAGAACACCGCCCATATGCCTTCGCTGGCTAACACTTGATCACTTTTATAATTTGACTTATTTACATGGTCCAACAACACCGTTGGTTTTGGTCGACTCATCTCAATCTTCCTTGATATACTGTTTATTTAGCATGGATAACGGCGCATATTATTTAAAACTGCCTCCGTCCATACTTATCTCAGTGACTTCAACATCTGCCTGAGGTTTTGTCTGCAACTCACTGATATTAGCCAATAAACTAAAGATTTCAGCGTGTAAATTACGAGCTTCTTGTGCTGTTAGTACAAGATTTTTAGCCATGGATTGGTTCATTACACGAACCTTGTCGTTGAACATCTGTACGGGTAATGTAGGTTTACTGTCCATTTGCAGTCCTTAATGCTGATACCATCTGTTCTAGTGTGCGAAACGGTCCTTGATACTCATAACGATTTAGTGTAATGGCCTTGGGACAATAGGCACGGGCCCAGTTGTGATTAAATTTAATAATATAATAACCAGCACAAAAATAACTTTTACTTTTGGCAGTTTTAGTAAAGATAGGCAAGTGTCTTTGTACATCAAATAAGACATTGTGTGGTCGATGTGGGGTTGGGTATCCCTGTATATCATAGACTGTACCGGGTTCGTGTTTGACTTTTTCTGCCTTGACAAATTCTATATTGTATTTTTTACTTAGTAATCGAATATTAGAAAATACTTCGCGTTCGGTGTTTCTTACATAGGCCACACCGCCTTCATCGATAGCCTGTATAGTGGCAATCTTTTCTCCGGCTTCTTCGACAATCCAAAATTTATTTTTTACTATTTGTTTAGCAACAGTTTCTGACATAGGTTATCCTTTTAAACAGCTCATAGTTATTATCTTACCTAGTTCGCGATCAAAGTCTGCATCTTCGGCTATAATATATAAATCCGGTGATTCGTTTTGTGTATAACTACGATTATTAATCTGTACTATCCATCCGCCTGTGGCCTTTGCCACTGTAAAGTTTATACCACCTTTGACATCTATCTGCGGTGGCAGTGGAGTGTTTATACTACCATTAAAGGTATAAGGACTAGTGCCTAATCCTCCACCATTTAATACATACCCTGTTGACATGTTGTTTTCCTTTGTGTCGTCTCTTACAGTTATTTTACCGGCACCTAACCAGTTAAATATTCGAATTCTTAATTTTTTAGATATCATTGTGGTAGTTGATGATTCTCGTTGTCATTATCGGTTAATGCTACCATAATATCTACCTGTTCCTGTGCCTGCTTCAGCCTAGCCACAGCATCGGCGACACCTGGATGTGTCCGAGCCAATTCCGCTAGACGCCGTTCTTCAGCCATCTTTTGTTTAGCCCAATCTAGTATGTCAATGGCTTCGTAGCTGAGATTGACAGAAGGCATTCCTGGAGTCACTGGCATCCAAGACGTGCCATCAAATACTTCGAATCTGTTATTCATGCATCTTACTGCACCTTGTAGAGGATTGTGCAAATTAGGATATACATTAGGTAGGCTAGAGTAGCTACCATCAACATACAAATATCCGCCGTTCCGTCCTGTTGTTACTCCGCTGATCATGATCTCAATAACTCCATGCTAACAATGTGCCCGATAGCAGTAGCAACATCATCGCCTTCGGGTATCACGTGTGTAATAGTACGAGTCTGATCAGCTTTGTGATCATACGTTCTGATCTGTACTATTGTTCCGCCTTGTGCTGACATAATATTAAAGGTCAGGCCTTCTATGTCAACTGATCCAAGTGGCCTAACAGCTAGCTCGATAGAATCTCTATTTCTAAGGTTGCGGTTATAGTCCCACACCCATTGTATTATCTTTGACCAAATCAATTTAATCATTCTGGGTACCTCGCTGATAAAAATTCTACATAACCCTGTGCTTGGTCGCTAATGCGTTTTAAATCATACCGGCCACAGAACTTTAAAAACAATGTGCCTATCTGTGATACTGACTTTGGAACACTGTTAATAGCAATAGTTTCGGCAATTTTAACCTTGATGTCTTTAGGCTGTGCAGTTAAGTCTACCAAGGTAACATTACGATTGTAATCGTCTAGTACACGATGTTCAACACCATTATGGTCAGTCCAACGCTGTAGCATTAGGTTGTTCCACGCAAAGCCCTTTTTATCGCGGTCTTCAAATGCTTCTTGGAGCCCAACTTTATTCTTACTTCCAACTTTCCTAACCCCAGGGAACGCACTGAAAACGTTGTCTGTGGGATCTCCTCGCATACATTTTTCAAAAAGTATCCAGCTTGGATCAGGAATGGATTTGTTTTCTTTAGTTTTTTTATCTTTGACTGGGGCACCTTTTTTGTCAAATATGCCTTCAATAGTGTGTAGTTCATCTGCAATCCCATTGTATTGTTTTACATTCTTGCCTAACAGCTGATAAAAATCTGTGTCGCTACTGACTATAACATGCTCATCTGTTGGGTGAGCCTGTATCCAGCCAGCAATTAAATCATCTGCTTCTAGGTTTTCGTGACGCAATACTGTGCAATTAGTTTTTTCTGATAAGAATGTTTTAAGCTCATCAAAGGTTTCCCAAAATAGTCGATCTTCTTCAGCTTCAGCTTCGGTAAGTGCCTGACGTGCTACAGCACGATTCTTTTTATATGGTTCGTAAAAATCTTTACGCCAACTACGCCCTTCTAGGCAGAATACCACATGATCGGCCTTTTGGTCACGGAATGCTTTGTTTACACTACCTAAGGTAACGTGTATAGCAAAGCCTAGTCGATCCCAAGTATCTGATTGTCTATGAGCGGCGTGACGAGCACGGAAAAATGTATTAGCAGTATCTACAAGTAAGTATTTCATGTAGTTATAATAGCATATTATTATTTATTAGTCAACAATTTTAACAACATATTGGAATATAAAAAATCTGCCCAAGCTCGATGTGCATCTGGACCAAAATGGTAAGAATCTGGTTTAACTGTTTTAAATCCATTATTTTTACACCAATTATAGTAGGTAAAATCCGGATTGTAAGGTTCTAAATAACGACCGTTCCAGTCTAACTGTTCAGTACCTGTCCACGGCTCATACGCAGTAAAAAAGAAATAATTTACACCTTGACGTTCTAAATCGCGATGAAAATTGTATATGTATTGGTGAGAAAAGTTCATCGACGTTTGCCAGTCTACTTCTACTATCCATTTTTTATAACGATTTTTTATTTCGTCAGGCCAATCTTCGCCAATCCCACCAGCATTTATCTGCCAGTATACATCATTGTGTAACCATTCCTGTCGTTCCCAGGTACTCCACCCGATTATAACTAGATCAGGACGAGGATTATATTCTAAGTAATGTTTAGTAGTTCTTATTATGCGACTGTTACTGCTGGCACTTTCAGCATCACAATGCAATCGAGCACCAAGTTGATTGGCTATGTGGCACCCATAACTTACACGCTCATTATCCGGGTGTGGTCTGCGACCCAGTGCCCAATATAAGGAATCGTCGTTGGCAAAACAATAAGGATTTAATGCTTCGGCTCCAGCACTATGACT